GATGCAAAAAATGGATATTGAAAACAAAGCTGGCGGCGGTATGGTAGGCATTGGCGCTTACGAACAGTATATGGTTTAGGAGAGTAATATGATGAACGAGGACCTAAGAGGACTTTCAGGCTTAATGAGAGACAAAGGCTTTACAAGACCACAAGGCTACGCGCCCGGTGGTGCAGTAATGCAAGCTCCTCAAGGAATGGCGGCTCCTCAAGGAATGCAAATGGATCCTGACGGAACGAGGGCTCTTCGAATGCAAGCTCCTCAAGCAATGGCCGCACAGCCAATGGCTCGCGCTCCAGCAGGAATGCAGATGGATCCTGATGAAAGTAGATCTTTAGACATGAGAGCCCGGCAACAAATGCAAAAAAACGATTTAATGGGACAACTTCTTAATTTAGTTGGAGACGACAACCCTGAAGTTATAAAATTGCTTAGAGACGCTCCAGTTTCTGAATTAATGAAAGCAGTACAAGAAATTACAGAAGCAAACGCAACAGTTACGTCAACCAGTTCGTAACATCTTCGTTTAATACTTGACCGGCTAACCCTGCTTTTTCGCGCAAAGCATTTAACACTTTTTCATCAATTGTGTTAGGAGAAACTAGGTCAACATATGTGACTGATTTTTCTTGGCCCATTCTATGAGCCCTATCCTCACTTTGATAGCGGATTTCTAAATCGTACGAGTTACTAAAGTATATAACAGTGCTTGCGGCGTGAAGCGTTATGCCAAACCCGCCTGTTTTTGGTTGACCAACAAAGAAACGTAGTTCACTATTTGCGTCTTGGAANTTTTCTATAATTTCTTGTCGTTCATCTTGTGGNGTTTCACCGTAATAAGTTGCGACCGAATCGGGCCCGAAACGGTCGCGCAGGGCTTGTGCAATCCGTTGAATGTCATAAGTGTATGACGCCCAAATTATCGCCTTCCCCGAAAGCTCGTCTACCACAGACATCAGTCCGCTTAGACGGTTGTTAGGTAATGGTTCTATCGGACCTTCGTCCGGTTGTAGAAACCCACAACAAATCTGTTGTAATCGCATAATTTGTGTCAAAACACTAGCGGTTGTTGCCAGCTCGCCGTTGTTTAACTGCGCCAAAGCAAGCCGTTTCATTTGCATGTAAAGCTTGGATTGCTCGTCCGTTAGCTCAATAGCACGGCGCGTGTAGACTTTGCTTGGTAGATCCAAACAATCTTTTTTAAGAATACGTGAACTAAACTGCAACAGCTTTTCATTTAACTCGTCCAAACGCCTGTACCCTACAATCTCTTGGAAACTTCTGTGTCCCATCGTGCGCCGTTGCACCATAGCATACCGGCCTTGGAAAGCAAAAAAACTGTTAAACCCTAGCGCTCTAGCTGACAGAAACAAACACTGGCTAAACAAATCCATTGGTGATTTAGTTACCGGAGATCCCGTAAGTATGCGGCGATATTTAGACAGTTCTTCTAAATCCATTATGTTTTTTGTGCGAGCGGCTTTACGGTTTTTTATTGTTGTGCTTTCGTCTACTACAACAAGGTTTTCCGGATTACTGGCCAAGAAAGCTTGTGCGGCTTTAGTGCCACGTACGCTAGAAAAAGCTTCTACATTCATTACAAATAACTTCAGGTCTTTTGATTCTTCATAAACCAGTTCCCGTAGTTCTTCTTGATACTTCTTAGAATTACTTGGAGTCCACCTAACCAACTTTGTGTTAATCCTATCAGGTAAGTGCGTTGGTATTTCGCCTTTGCACCAGTTGTCATAAACCCCTTTAGGGGCTATGATAAGAGCCGCAGTTATGTTACCCGCTTCATACAACATCCCTATTGTGTCACAGATAATTTTAGACTTTCCTGTTCCCATTTCAAGAAATAACGCCCAATATCTCGCGGACCACGAATCATCTAAAACTTGTCGTTGATGGTCATACGGATTGGTTTTGAAAACGTATTTATTTTTCATTGAAAAACTCCTTGACTACGCGATTTTATAAGCATATAACCACAGAAGTCAAGGCCCAAACGGTGCCTTTAACAACGGAAGGAAAACAATGAACAACGATCTAACAAATTTGATGGAACAGGATTTTGAACAAAACCTTGCTTCATCCGTAGAAAAAATTGATGACGGCGGCTTGAGTACAGTGGCCAGTCTTGCACGGCAAATCAGGAATGAAGAACAGAGTATTGCCGAACTTGACAGACAACTCAAGGAAAAAAAGAAATCTCTTTTAAAACTAACCGATGAGGATCTGCCCTCTGTGTTAGCGGAAATGGGGATATCATCATTCTCTTTAGATGATGGATCTACTGTAGATGTAAAAAATACTTACGGCGCATCAATATTAGTAGACAACAGACCAAAAGCTTATGACTGGTTAAGGGAGAATGGATATGACGACATTATTAAAAACACGGTATCCTCGACGTTTGGTCGAGGGGAAGATGATCGTGCAAACGCGTTCTCTGCGTTTGCCCAAAAAGAAGGGTATGACGTCAACCAAAAAACTGAAATCCACCCGCAAACGTTACGTGCGTTCGTCAAAGAACGCTGTGAAGCTGGGGATGAATTTCCGATGGACCTCTTCGGGGCATACATTGGACAACGTGCTGTTATTAAAGGGAGTAAATAAAATGGCAAAAGAAGTAGCTAAAAAAGAAGGCAGTGCTATACAGGCGTTTGATCCTTCTATGTTTGAAGAAGATGCCGGTCGTGGCATGGAGAATATGGGGCAAGAAGATCTGGCTCTACCGTTTATAAAAATATTGTCTGGTTTAGACACTCTTTTGGATACGCATGAAACGGCACGTAANGGNGANATCTATAATACTGTGTCTGGTGACGTGCATTCCGGTAAGACGGGTATTCGGGTTATTCCATGTGCCTATCAACGTCGGTTTATTCAGTGGTCGCCACGAGGCGTTGGGGGAAGCGCACCTATTGCAATCTTTACACCGACCGACAATATTCCTAAAACGGAACGGTCTTCTGATGACAACAAAGAATATGTTGTAGGGGGCGATGGTTCTTACATTGAAGAAACGCATCAGCACTTTGTTGTTGTGTTGAAGGAAGACGGTAGTTCTGAGACAGCTTTGATTGCAATGAAGTCTACGCAGTTAAAGAAATCTCGTAAGTGGAACTCGATGATCCAGTCAACAACTATGGTGGGAAAGAACGGTCCGTTCCAAGCACCGCGTTTTAGTCACGTTTATCTTCTTAAAACAATATCAGAGGAGAACTCTAAAGGTGCGTGGCATGGTTGGGAGATGTCAAAAGAAGGCCCGATTGACAATGCAGGGTTGTACGCACAAGCAAAAGCTTTTGCGGAAAGCATACTTAGTGGAGATGTTGTTGTGAAACATTCAGAAGATGAAGTTTCCGACAGTAAAGACATACCATTTTAAGTAGCTGAAGGGGTGGTGGTGCCACAAACCCGCCGCCCCTTCCTTTTTTTTAGGACCGACAATGTCAATTGAAAAGTTTTCCACAATATTTGATGGGCTCAAAGAAGCCTACGGAACATTTAAAATCGAGAAAAAACAGGCTAACGGCAAGAATGGCGGCAAAGCGGCTATTCTTCGCGAACCACGGACCATGGTGCTGTGGGAAGGCCACCTTACCGGAAAAGGTAAAGGCATTGGTATTATACCCATCAACGAGGAAAACAACTGCAAGTGGGGTTGTATTGATATTGATCAGTACCCGCTTGATCACAAAGATCTTGTTGGCAAGATTAACAAACTAAAACTACCTCTGGTAGTGTGCAGATCCAAGTCCGGTGGTGCGCACTGTTTCTTATTTACAAATGATTGGATTGAAGCTCGCGAAATGCAGAAGGCTCTCCAACATATGTCCGCCGCTCTGGGCTATGGCGAAAGCGAAATATTTCCAAAGCAAATAAAACTACACTTAGATCGTGGCGATGTGGGTAACTTCTTAAACCTACCTTACTACAACGCAGAAGATGGGTTGCGCTACGGTATTAAAGATGACGGTACGTCCGCCACGCTTCAAGAGTTTTTTGATATGTATGATGCCAAGGTNCAAACCCTTGAGGAAGTGCAGAAACTACAGATNGAAGATACTGGCGGAACAGAGCTTTTAAAAGACGGGCCGCCGTGCTTACAAATACTGTGCGCATCTAAAGTATCTGAGGGTGGACGCAACAACGGTTTGTTTAACATTGGCGTTTACTTACGCAAGGCGTACCCCGATAGTTGGGAGGCAGAGATCCTACAGTATAATATGCGCTACTTGTCACCGCCCTTACCATTACCAGAAGTTAACATTGTGGCCAAGCAATTGGAGCGCAAAGATTATGCGTACAAATGCTCTGACGCGCCCATAAATTCACACTGCAACAAAGACCTGTGTAGGACGCGCAAATTTGGCGTAGGAGCGGCTGTACAGGGCGCGGCTATCGCTAACCTCAGAAAGTACAACTCAACGCCACCGGTCTGGTTTATGGACGTTAACGGCGAGCCTCTGGAACTAGACACCGAAGGGCTCCTTTCACAGCCCACGTTTCAAAAAGCCTGCATGGAGCAGTTGAACTTTATGCCACGCTCCGCGGCCAAGCCTGTTTGGGAAAGTCGTATTAGTACACTGCTTACAGAAATGAAAGATAATGAGAGCGCCATTATAGAAGTTGCTATGGATGCCAGTACCTCTGGCCAGTTTTATGACTATCTTGAGGAGTTTTGTCGCTTTCTACAGCAAGCGCAAGACAAAGAAGAAATCTTACTCCGCCGACCATGGACAGACGAGGAAGAAAACATTACATACTTTAGGCTTCGAGACTTTGAAGCGCATCTACGAAAGAACAAGTTTTTTGAATATAAATCACATAAGATTGCACAACGCCTACGAGACATAAACGGCGAGAGTGTTGTTCTTAAAATAAAAGGAAGGGCTGTCCGCGTTTGGTCTATCCCGTCTTTTGAAAGTGCAGACATGGATATATCTGTACCTAAATTTTCACAAGGGGAGGCACCGTTTTAATGTTATTAGCAGATGGATTTAGTCGAGCGTTTATTGGTATCGGTCACAGAGCAGGGTCAAACGACATTGCTGTCTATGACTACGACAGATGCGCCAAAGTGTTAATGCGCAGAGATGGCATGACACAAGAAGAAGCATATGAATTTTTGGACTTTAATGTGGTCGGGAGTTATGTCGGTGACTTAACCCCCATTTTTGTTGAACGAGTTAGTATAAAAGAGGTTATTGATGAAGAATCGTGAAAGAGACTTTGAAATCTTTCGGTTGCGGAAAGAGCAATACTTAAATTTAAAAGTAATTGGAGATAGATTGGGTCTAAGCCAAGAACGTGTCCGTGTTATTGTAAATGATTTAGAAAAGCAGGGATATAATGTTCAGAATTTTCGGGCCGCCCGGGACGGGAAAAACGACCAAACTTCTTGATATGGTTGATAGGTCTTTGGAAGCAGGCGTTGAGCCTACAAACATTGCCTTTTTAGCTTTTACAAGAAAAGCCGCAGAAGAAGCGCGGGAACGTGCGGCGGCGCGGTTTAATCTCGATCCCAAGCAAGATTTGTTTTTCTTTAAAACGTTGCATTCGCTTGCGCTGGCCATGACCGACATCCGCACTGATCAGGTAATGCAACCAGAGCATTACAGAGAGCTGGGCAATGCCATTGGTGTNAGNCTACAATCTGAGAAAGCTGGGAGGTTTTCTGATTTACCTGAAGCGCAAAAATCAAGTGACCCTATCTTAGGTTTAATCAACCTAGCAATATTGCGCAAAGTACCCCTCCGTGAGCAATATAATATCAGCCGCATTGATGAAAGTTGGAATGTCGTGAAATATGTTGACGAGGCCCTGACCAAATACAAAAAAGGTTTTAACCTCTATGACTTTACAGATATGTTGCGCGTCTTTGCAGAAACCGGAGATAGCTGTTGCCCACGGTTTGCTGTAACCTTCCTAGACGAAGCGCAGGATCTATCGCCCCTTCAATGGGACATTGCACATATGCTAGACCGGCAATCAGAGCGCATGTATTGTGCCGGAGATGATGACCAAGCAATTTACAGGTGGGCCGGCGCTGATGTAGAGCATTTTATCGGGCTCGAAGGTGGGTCAGAAACACTGTCTCAATCCTACCGCGTACCAAAGTTGCCTTGGGAAGTAGCGCAAAACGTCGCCCGCCGGATAGACCGCCGGTTTCCAAAAACATACAGCCCTCGTGAAGACAAAGGATTTGTTACAAGAGTGTCNATGATCAACGAACTGGATCTAAGCGAAGGCTCTTGGNTAATCTTGGCCCAAGCCGCATATTTACTGCAAGATGTTTCGTCGGATCTAAAAGCCATGGGGCTCCTGTTTACCTTCCGCGGGCACCGCAGTGTGTCCGAACGCATGAGCGAAGCGATTAACGGATGGGAGCAGTTGCGCAAAGACAACGAAGTTTCTGGCCGCGCAGTAAAAAGTATCTATAGTTACATGTCTAGCAAAGATAGGATAAAACGCGGTTTCAAAAGATTAGGCGGTCTGGAGGAAGACCAAATGTTTACCTTCGACGTTTTGGTCAAGGACTACGGCCTGCTGGCCACAAAAGAAATGATCTGGCACGTTGCCATGGACAAAATGCCAGAGACAGATCGCGCGTATATCATTGCCATGTTACGTAGGGGCGAGAAGTTTAACGCACCGCCCCGCATTACAGTGTCCACGATCCACGGATCAAAAGGCGGGGAAGCCGATAACGTGATCTTGTTTACCGATTTATCGCCCGCGGCCGACGAATCAATGCGACTTGATCCAGATGACATGCACCGCACCTTTTACGTCGCCGTTACAAGAACGAAACAGAATTTATTTATTGTTGAACCAGAAGATATATCAAGGAGTTATGATCTATGAAACGTGAAGAAATATTGAAAGAAGCAGAGGGCTTGGTAAACGGCCCACGGGCCAAGGACTACGGAGATGCGGATGTAAACCATATGCGTATTGCAAGACTAT